TATCGCAGATAAATTACTTCTGTTAGTAAAAAATGTATCTACTTTAAGATTATTATTATTATCAGCTACACCAATGTTTAATAGTTATAAGGAAATTATATGGCTCATAAATTTAATGAATATAAATGATAGGCGAGCTACAATAGAAGCAAAAGATGTATTTAATAAAGATGGCTCTTTTAAAGATGCCGAACTTGGAAAAGAATCTGGAAAAGATTTATTAGAACGTAAAGCAACCGGATATATATCTTTTGTTAGAGGAGAAAACCCATACACATTTCCGTATCGCATATGGCCCAATGATTTTTCGCCAGATAATACATTTATAAATCATTCTTATCCTACATTACAATTAAATGGAACATCTGAATTATTACCTGAAAATGCTATCAAACATCTTTCTCTTTATTTAGTTGAAAATGGCGAATATCAACAACGTGGATATAATTATATAATAGAGCGCATTAAAAAAGGTCATATTGGGAATAACCAAATGCCTAATTTGGAAAATATAGAAACATTTGGCTATACAATGCTTCAACAACCATTAGAAGCATTGAATATTATTTATCCAGATGAGAGATTAAATGATGAATCTCCATCGTTTAATTCATTAGATTTGGTTGGAGGAAATGGATTAAAACGAATTATGAAATTTAATGAGGATCAAAATCATTTTCGTAGTAAATTTGATTATATACCAAGCGCCAAAGAAAAATATGGTCGTTTATTTTCTCCTAATGAAATTGGGAAATATAGTAAGAAGATAGAAAATATTTGTAATCGTACTATAAATTCTAACGGAGTTATTTTAGTTTATTCGCAATATATTGATGCTGGATTAGTGCCACTAGCATTGGCTTTAGAAGAACTAGGATTTTCTCGCGCGGGGAATGTTAGTTCACTTTTTGACCCCCCACCTGTAAATAAACGCAATGGATTTAATTATGTAATGATTACTGGTGATAAAGGATTTTCACCCAACCCTGAAATGGATATTAAAATGGCTACGAATGATGATAATATTGATGGAAAAAAGGTAAAGGTTGTTTTAATCTCTCAGACAGGAACAGAAGGGTTGGACTTAAAGTTCATACGACAAGTTCATATTCTTGAACCTTGGTATAATATGAATCGTATAGAACAGATTATAGGAAGAGCCGTTAGAACTTGCAGTCATAAAGCATTGCCATTCAATGAAAGAAATGTTGAATTATATTTATATGGTTCGTTAATGAGAGATGATGTAAAGGAAGAAACAGCAGATTTGTATGTATATCGTCTTGCAGAGATGAAAGCAAACCTTATTGGTAATGTTAGTCGTTCATTAAAAGAAATATCAGTTGATTGTATCTTAAATAATACTCAAATTAATTTTAGTGAAGAAATTATGGAACAAAATAATGTCAAACCAGTTAATCTTAAATTATCAAATGGAACTATATTAGAAAATTATAAAATAGGTGACAAACCATATTCATCTATGTGTGATTATATGGAATCATGTTCTTTTAGTTGTCGTCCTACGAAAGAAATAAAAGAGGAAGATGTACGAATGGATACTTACAATGAAGAATTTATAATGATGAACAATGATAAACTGATACATAAGATTAAACAATTGATGAAAGAGAGATTTTTTTATAAAAAAACAGAATTAATTACTCTTTTGAATACTTTAAAACCATATCCATTAGTGCAAATTAATGCAGCTCTACATCAATTAATTGAAAACAATGAATTTATTATCGATAAATATGGACGTACAGGAAATTTAATAAATATTGATGATTTATATTTATTTCAACCCATCGAATTAAAGAATAAAAATATTAGTATTTATGATAGGTCCACTCCATTAGAATTAAAACATGATAAAGTGTTGATAAAATTACCAAAAGATATAAAAATAAATGAGGCTATTATAAATTTACCAAAGGAAAAAACTCAAATAGCGAAGAAGGGTAAGGAAGTGAAAAATATAATAATAGATAATGCCGATGCCGATGCCGATGCCGATGCCGATGCCGATGCGGATGCCGATGCCGATGCCATTGTAAATTATATAAATACAAAATATCAAACTGCTACCACAAGTCAAATTATAATTAAGGGAGAGAAAAATTGGTATATGCATACTAGAATCGCCATTGATTTTATGATGAAATATGAATTTGATGAATCTCTATTAAAATATTTTGTTATACAACACATAATAGATGAACTATCAATTAATAACATAATAACTATTTTAAATTATATATACGAAAATAATAGTTATGATAAGTTTGAATCAATAAAATATGTAAAAAAATACATCCAATCACAAATGTTAAATGGAGACAAAAATATAAAAGGATTTTTATGGAAAGATAAGAAAAAACAAGTTATTATTGTAAAACATTCAGAAAATAAATGGGTTATTGCGGAAGCAGAAGATATTAAAGATATGAATGCGACAATAAGTAATAAAAAACAAAATATTATATCTAATTTAAATAATTTAATTGGGTTCATGAATAATTTTAAAAATGAGGAATATGTAGTATTTAAATTGAAAAATATTACAAATCAACGTGATGCTGGCGCGAGGTGTGACCAAATGTCTAATAAAGGAAAATCAATTGATATATTAAACACTATTGTTGGTAGTAACCAATTTAATGATAAAAATTTAATAGATAATAAAAAATCAAAATTACCACAAAGAGAAATTTGTATTATTCAAGAATTTTATTTACGTAGTTTTGATAAGGATAGGAAAAACCAAAAACGTTGGTTTTTAACTCCACCTGAAGCTGTTTTAACCGACATTGAAAAATATACATCTGCTATTAAAACCAAAAAAATCTATAAAAAATAATATTATTAATTTTAAAATTGAATAACGATTTAGAAATAATATTATTAATTAATAGTAAGATGTCGATAATGTTGAAGACAAATCAACCAAAAATAAGTTCTTCAAATCAATCACTCTATACTTTAATGATGATTAATAAAAAGGTTCATGTTGGTATTGGTAATGTCGGTAATAATATAAAAGAAACATTAGAAAAGGTCATTGCGTCAGAAATTGAAGGGAAGTGTATAGTACAAGGGTATATTAAACCTAATTCCGTTGAAATTATTACATTTTCAAGTGGTCTAGTAAGCAGCAATAATATTGTATTTGAAGTCGTTTTTCAATGTTATGTATGTTCTCCAGTAGAAGGAATGCAAATTAATTGTTTTGCCAAACACATTAATAAAGCAGGTATTCGGGCAGAAGTAAAAGATACGCCGTCCCCTGTTGTTATATTTATTGCTCGTGATCATAATTATTCATCTCAATTGTTTTCACAAGTTAAAGAAAATGATAATATTAATGTAAGAGTTATTGGACAACGCTTTGAACTGAATGATACCTATATTTCAATTATTGCTCAGCTCATTGAAGAAACTTCGGCTAATAAACATATTGAACTACAACAAAAAAATGGGGATGAAGAACCAACGTCTCAATTAAATGTAGAACCTTCACAGCCGATTGTAAAGAAAAAAACATCATTATTAAAAATCAGAAAATCTAAACCTAAACTCACAATTAATGAATAATAATAAAATTTATATATAAATACTAATACAAATATAAATACAATTTGTAAATAAATAATAATGCTATCATTAGATTCTTTGAAAGAACGTATTGAAAATATGCAAAAATATCATCAAATTGAAATTTTAAGAATTTTAAAGAAATTTTCTTTTATTATGATGAATGAAAATAATAATGGAACTTTTATTAACTTAACTGAACTGCCTGAAAATGTAATTAATGAATTAGAAACATATACAAAATATGTTGATGAGCAACAAGTTCAATTAAAATTGATTGAAAGTGAGAAAAATAATATAGAAAAGTCTTTTTTTACTACTTGAAAAGATAATAAAGATTTAATCATTATACTATATACCATTAGATAATGATTAATATTGAAACAAGTACACTAATTAATAGCATGAATCAGTACATGTTTTCTGATGAAAATATGCAAAAAGGATTTCATCATCATCATCATATTACAAAGCCAGCGACAAAGCCAACGACAAAGCCAGCGACAAAGCCAGCGACAAAGCCACTTGATATACCAGAACAAAAAAATGAATTGAAACATCAAACTATAAATAATTCGTTTATACCTTTTCAAAAGGATAAATTATTTTGGTGTTTTTATATCATATTGAAAGGATATGACGAGTATCAAATGAATCACTCAACCTTTTTTTCAGTCGAAAAAAAAATTAA